ATAATATTGATCACCGTGTTGTCGCTGTTTTGAACAAGCGCACAACTTTGAGGAGTGCCGTTAACTGGTGCTGGCATCATTGGACCACCCATCATTCCCGGAATCATTAGGTATACTCCCAAACAATAATTTGGCCGTTAGAACCAGTACCGCTTGTAACTGACCCGTTTCCTATCGCGCCGCCGCCGCCACATCCAATATTGCTTGCGTTACTGCCCGTGGTACCACCTCCACTTCCGCCACCGCCACTTACAAATCTCCCTGAAGGAGAACCACCTGCTCCGCATAAACTGCCACTAGTGCTAGAGCTAGAGGCAAATGGTGATCCATGAAAAGCAACAATATTATTTACACCAAAAGTTCCCGGATAACCCGGTAGTCCTGTTAAATTGAGAAGACCGTTAGACGCAGAACCACCACTCCCGCCGCCTGCGGTTGTAGGAGCAGCAGATGTATTTGCGCCACCGCCACCACCACCGTTCGCTGCATAAGTAGTTGCGCCAACTGTAAACGTAGTGTTTCCGCCACTATTCCCAGTCCCGGTTGATGTTTTTGCAGCACCGCCACTTCCAATTGCAATAGTATAAGCGGTGCTAGCTGTGACGGTCGCATAAAAAACGCAATACCCACCACCAGCGCCTCCGCCAGCCGCTCCGTCAGCAGCATTGCGGCAACCGCCGCTGCCACCACCACCAACCATCTCAACATAAATGGCTGTGCAGTTTGAAGGTGTTGTATAAGATGTTCCAGAAGTTAAGACTTGCGGTGTGCGGATCAGAGCGCCTGTAGCAGACAGCGTTGCCCACGTAGGAGCAGCACCTGCACCAGCAGACTGAAGATACTGACCGCTTGTGCCTTGAGTTGTTGTTGCCGCTGTTATTTCCCAGTTGGTTCCGTCATAAGTTTCTAATGCTTTCGTCGTGGTGTTAAAACCAGTCTGACCAGCAGTAGGTGATGCGGGACGCCCCGCCGTTGTCCATGATGGGAAGACTTCGCCAGTTGTTCCGTTGAGTGTTAATGGCATTATTCAGCCTCCGCAATGGTGAGTTCGCCCGCGTCAACGAGAGCCATGATGTTTGCATAATCAGTATTGGCTGGATCAAGAGGGACAAAGCTTGTCACGCCGCTGATGTCAACGCGGATGGCATCAACAACACCGTTCAAACTTTTTATGTATTGAGCGTTGCTATACATCATTACAACTCCGCTGCCGCCGTCCAATTGAACGCCATGTTAATGTTGTTCGCAGAACCTAATGAAGTTGAGTAACCAATGAAGGACCAAGGGCCAGCGAATTGAGTAGCAGCAGTCCTATTTGTAGTTCCGTTATAGTCGTACAAAACGCCACTCGCACCATTACTGATGCTATATATAGTAACTGTTGCACTTGCTCTTTTTACAATTTTATATTGAACATACTGCTGACCCGTATGGGTTTGCGTAGCTAATCCATCCATAAAAAGATAAGTTGGATTTGTTGAGTCTATAGCGCCGGGTGCCGTGCCTGACGGGAAGTTTGTTTCATAATACCGCTGACAATCCGCAACTTGTTTGCTGATCAATGGCCGTTCAAATGGTGTGGCTACAGAACCCGGCTCAAGTTGGACGTTACCAATAACCCATGTGCCAGATGTTTGCGCGCCAACTGTAAATAGAATTTGAATACCAGTCGTAGCGGCTGATGGGATAGTAATGTTAGCAGAATACGTTGTAGCGGTTGAGTTAACCGTAAACGTGCCAGTTGCAATTGATGTAACCGTTGGTGAGGCTAATGACCCAAACGTATCGGCTGTGTTGGCATAATATGCGGTCCATGTTACCGTTGTTAACAAACTATTAGAAAGTACCACACTAAGTGTTGCAGTTGTTCCAGCTAAATCTGCCGAATTTATTGCTTCAATTCGTTGACCAAAACCAATTGCTGTGACAGATGCAGCACCGGTAAACCGATACCTATATTGATTAGCTGTCGCCCCTGTAACTCTAGCACCCGTGACGTTTGCGCCTGTGCAGTACCCGTACCAACGGTCTACTGAATAGGCTAACGCAGCCGCCGCAGTAAAAGTTTGCGTTGCGCCTGCATTTCGCTGGTCAATAGCCATATTGCCATTGATGATGCGATTGCGGAGAAAGGACGACGCGCCGTAAGGCATGCCATCAAATGAAACATTGCCGCTTGTATCGAGCGTCATGTTCACCGTCGCGGACGACGGCTCTTGAATTTGAGTTGTTTTGAGAAGTGCTGGCATTATTCGCCCACCTTAGCTTTAAGATCAGCAATTTCTGTCGCTTGTGCATCTACTTTGGCGGATAATTCTTGAACAGCCGCCACAAGGTGAACAACAATTTTGCTATAATCTACGCCTTGGTAAGCGGGATTATTATTAGCATCAACTCCGTCTTTTTCACCAATAACAGCAGATGGAATTATTTCTTTTAATTCATGTGCAATAAAACCTTCACCATAAGCATCATCAATATTCCACTTATATGTTACAGGTTTTAATGCAGAAATTGTATTCAATCCATCTGCCATTGGTTGAATGTTATTTTTCAACCGATAATCTGATGTTGTTGTGTAAGAGATGGAATTGCTGCTAGAATAAAAAATACCGCCGCCAGAAAAATTTCCAAGATAGTCAACAAAACGAATTGCTGCACCAGCGGCGTTGTTAACGGTATTTTTAAAAACCATTCCTTGGGCAGCGCTGCCATCATAAGAAACACCAATTTGATAAGCGCTTGCGCTAAAAATTTCAGACGTATAATTTTTCCAAATTGCTCCACTTGATGTAAAGCGCATACGCTCTGTTCCGCTGCCTGCATAAAATGAAAGGCGCGATGAAGCATCAGATTGCAGGCCATAATTACCACTACCATCCCACATCAAATAATTAGTAGTGCTGATGTAGATATTACCACTAGCAACTTGAAGTTTTTGACTTGGTGAAGTTGTTCCAATCCCGACGTTGCCGCTGGAGTCGGAAACAATAAATGACCCACCTGTTACCGCTGGCAACGTAATAGTGGTTGTCCCCGCTACCGCTGTAGGGGCAAGCGTAATCTGCCCTGATGTTGCGCCGTTAAGAGTAAGATTACCCATGATTACACCACAGTCCAAGTTGACGAAGAAGGAATGGTTACGGTGGCAGAGCCAGAGATAGTGACTGGCCCGAAGCTACCCGCGTTTGTGCTTGCCGGGATGCTATAGCTTGCCGTTACCGTTTGGCCATTCTGGAAGAACACCTGATCGCCAGCTGCGCCAGTAGGCTGCTGGGGATTAGGAATTTGGGTGAGATAACCAGTACCGGACATTGGAAGCCCCTATTAGGTAATGTTCAGAACGGATGCCACGACGTCGGCCGAAGAAGCAGCTGATGTCACGACTTTGAGTGCATCGCTTGTAATCAGCACGACCTTTTGATCGCCGCCAACCGCCACAAAGGTTGAGCCGACCGGAACCGCAGCGCCCTTGATGATGTAGTAGTCCACCGCTGAGCGGGTAAAGTACACGTCGCAAGTGATAGCTGATCCGCTGGTATTGGCAACTGTCAGGCCGATGACCGTGGTCTGAGTTGCCGATGCAACAGTCACAAGAGTTGAGGCTGATGTGCCTACGTTCTTTGCGACATAACTGGTAAATGTATTGGCCATTTCAGAGATTCCTTGTTTGTTTGGATATTATCCCAAAGCGATTGCCATTGCTACTGCGGTTCCAGCTGGATCAACCTGAAGATTGGTTTGTGCGCCTGCAACCGTTGTTGCGCCTGTGCCACCATAAGCAATACCCAACACACCGGAAGTAATATCAGACGCTGACACTGAAGGCGCGATAGTTGATACGGAAGTCAACTGACCTTGGGCGTTTACTGTAATCACAGGAATTAACGTCGCTGAGCCGTAGCTCGTTGCGGTAACACCCGTGTTAGTAATACTGAACGTCGTGCCTGCAAGAGTGAGGCCCGTACCTGCGGTATACGTTACCTGCGCCCCAAACTGCGTGAAGACAATCGCCGTTGTTCCAACCGTGATAGGAAGCGGCGTCTGCTGTACCCAAGATGTACTGGCGTTTGTGGTACCAGAAACAATCAGGAAGAAGTCACCCGCATCAATTTGATTTGGGCCACTGCCGCTTTCATCAAAGTCTGTTGCACGAGTAAGAACAAATGGTGTAGAGCCGTTACCTACGGTCGTGACAACATAGGCCCCGTTGTAGGGAGCGTTGCCGGACGTTTCGTTCTTAACAAGAATACGCTGACCAACCGAAGGTGTTGCACCATCTACAGATAACGCACCGTTGGCGTTCGCCGTAATTGTAGCCCCAACGCCGCTCGTTCCGTTGTTGTAGGTATATGCAGGAAGAGCCGTTGTTGTGGCGTAGTTACACGCCTGATGAAAGTTGATCCCCTGAGCGACGGAGTCAACGTAGCTCTTGTTGGCAAGATCATACGCACCGCTCGGAACAGTAACTGTCGTGCCGCCGGTAATGACAGGAGATGTCAGGGTCTTGTTGGTGAGCGTCTGACTTCCTGTCAGTGTCACGACGTTTGCGCTGGTGCTCAAAGCACCAGCTGTTAGTGACAGCTCACCGCTGACAGAGATTTCTTCCGCCGAACCTGTACCGGAAGTTGTACGTCCTAAAAGCCGACTTGTCGCAAGCGTAAGGTCGTGTTCATCATTCCAGTTCGACGGCCTGACAATACTGGTGTCAGCATCATCCGGTACGGAACTCGTAAACTTGTGCTTGAGTGAAACGGTCATGTAACATCACGCGATACGGATAATGGCGTTACTTGCATCTGCTGTTGGGAACACAATCGTAAACGTGCCCGCTGAAGCTGTCTTGTCCGAACCGAAGTCAAGGACAACAACCGACGGGTTCGTGTAGGCACCGGTGCTTGGCGTTGTGTTGTAGATCAACGCGCCACGGGCCGTGAACGAAGCCGATGCCCAAGAAGTATCGGCAAAATCAGTGTACGCTGTTGTGCCAGAAGAGGCTGGGTCAATACGTGTTAGTGTATTTCCACCCGCCGTATAGGCCGAGCCTGACGTGTTGGTTGTTTCACCAGACGTCGTGTAAGCCGTTGTGGAAGCAGTCAAGGTAGCGCTGTTTGTATAGAGCGCGAGCTTGAAGGTGTCACCGCCAGTAAGCCTAAAGTCGTGAACAGCCTCAAGAAGCTGCTGTTTGAACGACGTGCACATATAGTTACCAGAGAATGCCATTATTCTCTCCTTATCCCTGTAACAGTTGGCTGGCGACGGTCGATCTGTCGCACTGAATAGCCTGTTTCATGTAATACAGTATAACCTGCTCGACCTGTTTTTGAAAGGCTCTAGCTTGATCTGCAATCACCGGAGGAGCAGAATCTGAAACGTGCACGATACGTTGTGCCGCCCGAGCTGCCCAAAACTCAGGCGAGTGGCCTCCGTTATCTGAGGTCACTACATCAACTTTTACAGTTGTGATTTGAAGTGGTTCTGTAAACATTAGTTAGCCTTAACCCGAATAAGCCCGTCACGATAGGCGTCCACATCCTCACGACCTTCACCATAGTTCTTAAGGCGGGCAAGTGACTCTATAAACCGTTGAGAGTAGGTGTCCAAAAGGTCTTTTTCACCTTTCATAAACGTGTAGGCTTCCACCAAACACCCATACAGCAAGGCCTCTTGCCCATAGTTGCTAATCCAAGTGCCACTCGTTTCTACTGTTAGGCTGGCCGGACGGTAGAAATAATGAAGTTCTACCCCGTAGGTGCTGTTAGGAACAGGGGCCAATATGAAGTTATTGACATCAAAAAACGCATAATACTTCGGTACGCCCGTTGCACCCGTCGGGTTATACTCTTGGAGATACTCAACATCTTTTTGCAAAAGAAAGTTTGTTGACCCGTTTGCCGTAACGCTCAAACTAAAAGCATTCAGGTAGTCTGACGGCACCGCAAGATACTTATTGCCATTGGTTAAGTTAGCTGTTTGATTTTTGCGAAAAACCTGAAGGTCAACATTAAACAGGATACGTTCTTCCGTATTAAGGATAAACTGATCAATGTTGTTATTAAACGTTGTTTCGTCGTACTGTGTCCAATCCTTAATGGCCTGAACCAGTGTAGCGTATGTCCATGCCATCAGGTGATCTCCACCGTAACAATACCTACCTGCGTTACTGCTTGTAGCAGATTATTTTGAATAAAGGGGAAAATAGATGGACCAACCGGAACATCCATAGGCTCTATTCTATCGGGTCTAGGAACAGCAAGAGCCTGCGGTTCTGTAGGCGGGAAGATAGGATCCAACTGCGGTTCTTTTGGCTCCCAACATTCAGTACACGTTCTAAAACCGTTCCATTCTTTTCTAAGCGTTAAGTACGGATATTGAAAACCGCACCTATCGCAAATCGCTATAGCATAGGAACCGTTTGCAAACCTAGCCATCAGTACACAACAGAATAAAAATTACGAACCGGAACCAGTTGTAACGATGCTCTATCCCTATCTTCAGCCGCCGCACGGGTAAACTCTTCCTCGTACATAGCCTTTAGAAGTTGCACTCTGTCCGGAGCTTTTTTCATTGCGATATAATACGCAAGCCCAGCAGCAAGGCATGGATAAAACCTAAACGGTACCTGCAACGTGTTTACGCTTGAAGAAACATCGTCCATACGAACAAGTTTATCCACTACGAGGTAGTACGTTGTATCAGGCGTAGGCCATACTTTGATGCTAGGCGTAATAGACCTATCAACAAAATACTGAACAGGACGCGCCTGTGTTAGCTTATTTGGGATATTCAAATAAGTTTCGCGGCTGATTCTATCTATGGTCAAGTCTTGTTGGTTCTGGCTACCGACCCCATCGGTATAGCGTATAACAGCCGCCAAGATATCGATATCGTATTGGTTCAAACTGTAAGTATTAGTTCCGGCACTTAAAGTGATACTTGCGGTCTCGATTGTCCACTGGTTCAGACCACGGTTAGCCCACTCAGCAAGCAAAAGATTTAGGCTGCGCCGAGCTGTTCGCTGGTCGTAACCAGTACGAATTTCAATGCCGCAGCGTTCGAAGGCTTCTTCGATATACTCTGCTACATCCAGCTCAAACGTTTTTGTGCCGCTTACTGTCATTTTTTAACAAACTTTCGTTGGCCTTTTGCGTGTAACAAGGCCCCCACCACGGCACATAACTGATCCGCCTTTGCGGTATTCGGAGCGTTCCATGGAGTGAGATTCTTTTTTCTCATGCTTCATCATGGCTTTTTTAGAAGCATACACTTCACCCGTGCCTTTTTCTTTCATAGCCATGCCACCTTTACGATATTGCTTGACATTTCCTTCAAAATCCATTGAGTCAGTAGCAGGATTATATTGATAACCTGCTTGTTGAGCCGCAATTTTTTCTTTGCCTGAAGCCGCCA